TAATGGATATAAAGATGCTAACGAGATGTTAGCTAAGAAAAAGTTCCAAGAGTTTTCTACTGCATGGTGGGAAGCTAAGACTTATACTCCCTCTGGTATCATGGAGTTGTCCAGTAAGAAAGATGATTGGTTAAACAGAGAGGAGAAAGAAAGTATTGCTTATCCTTGGGAGGGTTTAAATAAGAAGCTATATGGTATGCGTAAAGGAGAACTCGTAACTCTTACAGGTGGTACAGGACTTGGTAAGTCTAGTGTGACTAGAGAACTTGAACATCATCTTATTAAGAACACAGAAGATAATGTAGGTATCATAGCACTAGAAGAGAATTGGTTAAGGACTGCAGATGGTATTGTATCTATTGAAGCTAATGATAGAATATATCTATCAGAGAAACGAGCCAAGTACACAGAAGAAGAACTGCACACTTTGTTTGATAATGCAATACAAGAGGGTAGAGTTTATATCCATGCACACTTAGGAGCAACAGACATAGAAGAAATATTTTCTAAGTTAAGATATATTATTGTTGGGTGTCAATGTGATTGGGTAGTAGTTGACCACCTGCACATGCTTGTCAATGTCTTGACTGAGGGAGATGAAAGGCGAGGTATTGATATGCTTATGAATAGATTGCGTAGCCTTGTAGAAGAAACAGGTGTAGGTATGATATTAGTATCACACTTGCGTAGAGCATCTGGAGACAGAGGACATGAGAAAGGAATACAAGTATCTCTATCTCATCTCAAAGGCTCTCAAGGTATTGCACAATTATCTGATTGTGTCATAGCACTAGAAAGAAATCAACAGGCAGAAAATCCTGATGAAGCTAATATAACTAAAGTAAGAGTATTGAAATCAAGATATACAGGCGACACAGGAATGGCTTGTAGTTTAAGATATGATATTGATACAGGCAGATTACATGAACTAACTGATGAGGAAACATTCAACAATGAAGATGATTTTTGATATAGAAACTGATGACTTAAATGCTACTAAGATATGGTGTATCGTAGCTAAAGAAGTAGATGGTAAGTCTTATAGATTTACACCAGATGAAATTGAAGATGGTATTAAACTATTAGAACAAGCTGATACTTTGATAGGACATAACATTATAGGATTTGATTTACCTGTATTAGAAAAGTTATACAACTTTAAATACTCTGGTAAAGTTATTGACACCTTAGTAATGTCAAGATTGTATAATCCTGTTAGAGAAAACGGACACAGTTTAAAAACTTGGGGTTATAGATTAGGAGTTCCTAAACAAGAACAGCCAGAGTTTGATAACTATACTCCTGTTATGTTAAACTATTGTGAACAAGATGTCATATTAAATGAAGCTGTATATAAATATTTATTAGATGAGGGATTAGGTTTTAGTAAACAATCACTTGACTTAGAACATAGAACTGCATCTATAATGAGAGAACAAGAACAGACAGGATTTTATTTTAATAGTAAACAAGCTATGACTTTGTTAGCAGAACTAAAACAAAACATGGCAGATGTAGAAGATGAAGTTCATAGTACATTTAAACCTAAATGGGTTGAGGATAAACATGTTTTACCATACACTAAAAAGAATGGAGAACTAAGTAAGCGAGGACTTACTGATGATGAGTATGAGAGTATTCTTGAATCTGGTAATCGTGGACCATTTGTGCGTAAGAAATTAGTAGAGTTTAATTTAGGTAGTCGTAAACAAATAGGCGAGTATCTTATAGACTTTGGTTGGCAACCTGAAAGGTTTACTCCTACAGGTCAACCTATTGTAGATGAGGGAACTCTTAAAAAGATTACACACATTAAAGAAGCTAAACTTATTGCTGATTATTTATTGTATCAGAAAAGAATAGCACAAGTATCATCATGGATTGATGAACTAAAAGAAGATAGAGTTCATGGTAGAGTTATACCTAATGGAACTATTACAGGTAGAATGACACATAGAAATCCTAACATGGCACAAGTTCCAAACTTAGGTAGTCCTTATGGTAAAGAGTGTCGTGCTTGTTGGACTGTACCAGAGGGATATAAACTTGTAGGTGTAGATGCTAGTGGACTAGAGTTAAGAATGTTAGCACACTATATGAATGACATTGATTACATTGAAGAGGTAGTCAATGGAGATATACACTCTACTAATCAAGAACTTGCAGGTCTTAAAACTAGAGACCAAGCTAAGACATTTATATATGCTTTAGTATATGGGGCAGGAGATGCAAAGATAGGTAAGATAATAAACGGAGATATTAATAAAGGTAAAGCATTAAAAGAAAGATTTTTCAAGAACTTACCTGCTCTTAAAAAACTAAAAGATAGAGTACAACAGGCTTCTAATCGTGGCTTTTTAAAAGGTATAGATGGTAGAAAGATACATGTTAGAAGTCAGCATTCAGCACTTAATACTTTATTACAGGGTTGTGGAGCTATTGTTATGAAACAAGCTATGATAAATTTACATGAGCTTATAAAACTTAATGTAGTTGATGCAAAATTTGTAGCTAACATACATGATGAATGGCAACTACAAGTTAAAGAATCTCAAGCAGATTACATTGGAAGATTAGGTGTTGAGTCAATAGAAAAAGTAACAGAGCAGTTTAACATGAGATGTGATTTAACTGGTCAATATAAAATAGGAGGTAACTGGAGTGAAACCCACTAAAGAAAATAGAAAAAAGTTTGACATAGATTTAGAGTATGGTACAATACGAGAAGATAAAATCGCAGACATGCTTACTAATAAAAAGATAGAAGTAAAATCTGAAAGAGGTATGTGGATGAAGACAGGTAATATCTGTATTGAGTATGAGTCTTATGGTAAACCATCTGGTATCATTACAACAGAAGCAGACTATTGGTTTCATAATCTTTGTATTGAAGATGATATATTCTGCACACTTATATTTGATGTTCCTAAACTAAAACAACTCATGGACAAGTTAGATTTTAAGAAGTCTGTTTGTGGTGGAGACCATAAAGCAAGTCGTATGTGGTTAGTAAACATAAGAAAATTATTTACATCAGATGTATTTAAAACATTTAAGGACCTAAAAAATGCATAAAGGTATTGACAAATCTAAATTAGATAGCTATAATAAGTTTACATCCGAGTCTGGACATTGGTATTCTCTTGAAGGAGAACCTATGTACACTATCATAGGGGCTAATGGTAAAGAAAGAAACACTACACTAAGGGATGCTAAAAGTATAGGACTTGTTCCTTCCGTTACTACTATTCTTGGTATGGTTGCAAAACCGGCACTAGAAAACTGGAAGATAACTCAAGCAATAAAATCTGCAGCAACACTTGACATAGGAGATGAAGAGTCTATGGATTCTTTTGTGTACAGATGTAAAGCTGATGCAAAACAGATTGGTTCTAAAGCTGCAAAAGAGGGAACTAAAATACATGCACAAATAGAAAAAGGATTTCTTGGCAAGGGTAAATCTAAACCTTACAAGATTATTCAAGCATGGTTAGATGAAAACTTTCCTAATGAAGATTGGATAGCAGAGGATTCTTTTTGTGCTAATCAAGGTTATGGTGGTAAGATAGACTTGTACTCAAAGTCCGGCATCTTTGTGGACTTTAAAACTAAAGATAACCTTGAGGGTAAAGAACCTAGTAAATTAGTTTATGATGAACATGGTATGCAACTATCAGCGTATGCTCAAGGTTGTAATATAGATGACCCTACAAGAGTTTCTATCTTTGTAGATAGAGCAGACACAGGATTAGTTCTTTGTCATATATGGGATAAAGACTCACATGAAAAACATAAAGAAATGTTTAATAGTATATTAAAGTATTGGCAACTGGTAAAAAATTATGAATGGCAAGAAGTCTAAACTAATAAGAAGAAAAGCAGAAGATAAACTTATTGACTGGTTGAGAACTATGATACCAGAGGGAGAAGATATTTCTAGAATTAATAAGAAAAATCTACATGAGTTTCTGCCTGAACAAACACACATCTTTGCTAATAATAAATTTATGATTAGTGCATATAGTTTAAGATGGTTTTATAAACAAACAAAAAAAGAATATTATGAAAAAAAGAATTAATTATAAATTCAAAGAAGATAAAATTCTTACTATGATTAAATCATATATTGATGAAACCTATACTCAACACTATGCTAATGGTAAGTATCAAGCTACTGATATGATAATAGATGCAGGACACGGAGAGGGTTTTTCTGTTGGTAATATTATGAAGTATGCCATGAGGTATGGTAAGAAAGATAACAAACAAACAGAATTATATAAGATAATACACTATGCTATTATAGCATTATATTTAGAGGAAACAAATGGTAGAAGATAAAGTAGGAACAAAGATTTATTTAGGTATAACAATAGACTATGACAAAGAAAAAAACTTTGATAAGTTTAGTTTAGATACATTAAAGGATAGATATTTTTGGGATAATGAAACACATGCTCAAGAAGCATTCGCAAGAGCATCAGTATTTGGTGCAACATTTAAAGGAGAAACAGATTATGAATTGGCTCAAAGACTTTATAACTACAGTTCCGACTGTTGGTTCATGTTTAGCACTCCTATTCTTAGTAACGGGGGAACTACTCGTGGGCTACCTATCTCTTGCTTTCTTAATTATGTTCCTGACAGCAGGACTGGTTTATCTGCTCACTATGATGAGAACATATGGTTGGCAAGTTCAGGTGGAGGCATTGGTGGATATTGGGGAGATGTTAGAAGTAATGGTATACCTACTACTCACGGCTCTAGGTCAACTGGTTCTATTCCGTTTATGCATGTAGTAGATTCTCAGATGTTAGCCTTTAATCAAGGCACAACTAGAAGAGGTTCTTATGCTGCATATATGAATGTAAGTCATCCAGAGATTGAAGAGTTTATAAACATGAGAAAAGAATCAGGTGGAGATATAAATAGAAAGTGTTTAAATCTACACAATGGAATTAATATTAGTAACTCTTTTTTAGATGCTGTTAAGAATGATGAAGACTGGAGACTCATTGACCCTAAAACTAATGAAGCTGTTAAAACTATTAATGCTAGAGACTTATGGTTTCAAATAATAAATGCTCGTGCTGAAACAGGCGAACCTTACATGATTAACATTGACACATGTAATGATGCTTTACCAAAACAACAAAAAGATTTAGGACTAGAAATTAAACAAAGTAATTTATGTTCTGAAATAACTTTACCAACTAACGAAGAAAGAACAGCAGTATGTTGTTTATCTTCCGTAAACTTAGAACACTTTGATGACTGGTCAGAAGATAATAATTTTATAGAAGATTTAATAACCATGCTTGATAATGTAATAGAACATTACATTGAGAATGCTATAGATACATCACAACTAGGAGGATATAGTGCAAACTTTAAAAGATTTACAAAATATATTAAAGAAGATAAAGAAGGATATGCAAAGTCATCTTACTCAGCTTACAGAGAAAGGTCGCTTGGTTTGGGAGCAATGGGTTTCCATGCTTATTTACAGTCTAAAAACATTCCGTTTGAAGGATTATTCGCAACCAGTTTTAATCATCAAGCATTTAAACATATTAAAAACAAAGCTAATCAAGCTAGTAAAAAACTTGCTGATATACGGGGCGAATGTCCTGACTTACATGGTAATGGTAAGCGTAATGCTAATCTTCTTGCTGTTGCTCCTAACGCTAGTAGTGGGATTATTTGTAGTGGTACTTCCCCTAGCATTGAGCCTTATCGTGCTAATGCATATACGCATAAAACTTTGTCCGGTACTTACCAAGTTAGAAACAAATACTTAGCTAAGATATTAAAATCAAAAGGATTAAAAACACAAGAGCTAGAAAATATATGGAAAGATATTGCAGGTAGTGATGGGTCAGTACAACATTTAGATATTCTTACTGAAGAAGAAAAAGAAATATTTAAAACTGCAAATGAAATAAATCAAATATGGGTTGTGGAACATGCATATCAAAGACAACAATATATATGTCAAGCACAATCTGTAAATTTATTTTTTACCTTACCAAAGGCTACAGAAAATCAAGATACGCATGATGAGTATATGCAGTATGTTAATGATGTGCATTGGTATGGTATGAATAAACTAAAATCACTCTACTATTTTAGGTCTAACGCAGCTAGAAATGTAGAAAATGTAAACATTAAAGTTCCAAGAATCAAGTTAGATGATGTGGAATGTATAGCCTGTGAGGGGTAATATGATAAAACTATATGTATATGATGCTTTAAAATTTAAGTATAAAGCAGAGATAAAAGAAGCAGAAACTAATATAATAAACTATGTTACCAATAGTGTAGGTGTTGCTGAACATCCTAATATTATTGAATCAATAGATTTATTAGTTGATAAATTAGCAAATGCAGAAGATAAATTAAGAACACTAGAAGATTGGTATAAAAAAATAGGAGAAGGTAAATGAGCTTATTAGGAACAAGAGATTATTATAAACCATTTGAATATCCTTGGATGTTTGATTACTATGTATTACAAAATCAAATGCATTGGATGCCAGAGTCTGTACCATTACACACAGATGTAAAGGATTGGCAAGAACTTACAGACAAAGAAAAGAATTTACTCACACAAATATTTAGATTGTTTACTCAATCGGATGTAGATGTAGCTAGTGGGTACATTGATAAGTACATGCGTACATTTAAAAAGCCAGAAGCGAGAATGATGATGTCATCTTTTGCTAACATGGAATCTATACATCAACACGCTTATAGCTTACTACTTGATACTGTTGGTATGCCTGATATAGAGTACAAAGCTTTTGCTGACTACGAAGAGATGTCAGATAAACATGATTATGTTTCTAACTTTAAACCTACTAAGTCTGATAAAAAAACTATAGCTAAAACTCTTGCTGTTTATTCTGCTTTTACAGAAGGACTACAATTATTCAGTAGCTTTGCAATCTTATTAAACTTTCCTAGATTTGGAAAGATGAAAGGCATGGGTCAGATAGTAACCTATTCTATTCGTGATGAGTCTTTACATGTAGAAGCTATGACTAAATTATTTAGAGAGTTTATAAAAGAAAATGTAGATATATGGACAGATGATTTTAAGAAAGAACTGTATGATATTTGTAGACAAATGGTAGAACTTGAAGATAAGTTTCTTGATTTGGTATTTGAAATGGGAGACATACAAGGACTAACTAAAAAAGATATGTATGCTTACAATAGATATATAGCTGATAGAAGATTATTACAGTTAGGTCTTAAAACTAATTATGACCAAAGAGAAAATCCTTTGGGTTGGCTTGATGAAGTTACAGGAGTAGAACATCAAAACTTTTTTGAGGGTCGTGCTACTACTTATATGAAAGCAGGATTAAGAGGAAGACAAGATAACATAACCTTTAGTGATGTCAATGAATAAAAAAGAAGCTGTATTACTAGGATATAAAGTTCTTTACAATAGAGCAGGTAAACTTATTACTGAAAGAGTTTCAACTGATATTAAAGAACTTAAACCTTATTTTACTGATGAGGAATATGCAACATTACAAACTGTTATGAGAGAGGGTACAGTTAAATTAGATGAAATACACAATCATATAGAAGCTAATCTAAATGCTAGGATAATGAAAGAATGAAATGGGCTAGTTTATTATTAGGATTATTAACATTACCTTTACTGTTTAATGTTACTCCTTTAGAAACAATGAGGTTAAAAACCTTTGATGCTTTTGTACAAACTCCTGAACCATCAGGTAACTTTGTAATTTTAAATATTACAGAAGAAGATGTACAAGCTAGAGGAGGCTATCCTTTTCCTAGACAAGACTTAGCAGAGATACAAAGAAATTTAATTAATGCAGGTAGTCTAGGGGTTGGTTGGGTTATTTTGTTTCCTCAAAAAGATAGGTTTGGTGGAGATGAAATATTTGCACAAATGTTAAGTTATGCTCCTAGTGTATTAGCTATGCCAGAGTTTAATAATGGAGAATATCCTAAGACACATGGTACAGTTATACTAGGACCAGATGTAAACTTACCAGTAGCAAAAGGATTTTTACAGAATATACCAGAACTTCAAGAAGTTTCTGCTCAAGGTTCTGTTTCTGCTCCGGTGGATGTAGATAACTTAGTAAGAAGAATACCTTTACTTCAACAAACTCCTGATGGTTGGGTTGCATCTTTTGGAACTGAAGTATTAAAAACTTTAGTTGATGCTAAAACCTATCAAATAAAAACAAACGACAATGGTATAGAACAAATAAGAGTTAGAGGACTTAACCCAATATCAACAGATAGTCTTGGTCGTAAATGGATTTCATGGGTTGATACAAAAGAAACTACACTTGAAGAAATGAATGTTGCAGGTAAGTTTGTATTCATAGGTGTTACTGCAGAGGGGGTAATGCCAACTTTAGCCACGCCAAATGGGCTATTAGAACCTCACAAGATACAGGCTGCCCTTGCAGAAAGTATTTTGATTGACTCTCCGTTCATACCAGACTATAGATTATTTGTGGAGTTATTTATATTATGCATTTCAGGACTATTAATCGCTTTTGTAATAAATCGTTTTGGTATAACATTGGGATTAATATCGGCAGGAACATTGATTACATTGATAGCTGGGCTAGGTTACTATTTTATTTCACGAGGTTTTTTAATTGATGTTACTTGGAGTATGACAAGTATGACACTTATTGCTTCACAACAATTCTATTTAAATTTTAGAACTCAATACAAACTTAGACAACAAATAAAAAAACAGTTTGAACATTATCTTGACCCAAGACAAGTAAAACAATTACAAGATAATCCTGACTCTTTAAAACTTGGTGGAGAAAGAAAGAATTGTTCTTTTCTTTTTACAGATGTAAGGGGGTTTACTTCACTATCAGAAAAATTAGAACCAGAAAAAGTAACAGAGATTATGAACAAGGCATTAACTATCCAAGCTAATGCAGTTAAAAAGTATGGTGGTATGGTTGACAAATATATTGGAGATGCTATGATGGCAATCTTTAATGCTCCTTTAGATTTAGATATGCATGAAGACCGAGCCATACTTACAGCTATAGAAATTAAAAAACAAATGGCAGAAGCTAATCTTGGTATTGATATAGGTATAGGTATTAATAGTGGAGATGCTGTTATTGGTAATATGGGTAGTGATACAAGGTTTGACTATACTGCTATTGGAGATGCTGTTAATCTTGCAGCTAGGATGGAGTCAAGTTGTAAAGAAGTAGGAGAGGATATAGTAATAGCAGAAAACACAGCACTACAAACAGATATTAAACTTGTTAAGTTAAAACCTATTAAAGTTAAAGGTAAATCAAAAGCTATAAAAATTTACACAATAGACTTGACAAATTTAGAATAGACACTATAATATAAATAAGGGTGTGCGAAAGGTCGGCACTCATAAACTTGCTTTATAAAAGGAGTTAATATGACAAATATAAAAGCATTTGGGCAGTTCAGCCCGTTCTCTGTTGGTTTTGATGAAATGTTTAATACATTGCAAAGAGCATCGACACCAGCATCAAACTATCCACCTTATAATATTATTAAAAAAGGTGAAGCATACTTTATTGAAATGGCAGTAGCAGGACATAAACAGTCTGATATTGAAATTGAAATAGAAGATAATACTTTAAGAGTCTCTGCAACTTATGGAGATAGAGATGATGATATAGAATTTGTTCACAAAGGAATTTCTGAACGAGGATTTTATAAATCATTTGCTCTTGCAGAGTATGTTGAAGTTAAAAAAGCTAAGATGTCTGATGGTATTCTAGTAATTGAACTAGAAAAAAACATACCAGAAGAGCAAAAACCTAAAAAAATTAAAATTTCTAGGTAAAAATAGCTAAATCCTCTCAGAGGCACGGAGAAGCCCGTGGTTAAATAATAGGTCTTTTTGAAGCAAAGGTATTAACTACCCTCTAAATGTTTAACCTCGGGCATCCTGTGAGGTCAATTTTTTAAAAATGACTATAATTATTAATAACTACAAATGTTAGTCCTACATTTATAGCAACTATAAAATCTTCACTACTATTTCTTGTCAGGAAAGTACCAACTATAGCTTTTTGTAATATTAATTCTTCTAACTCTGGTCTATTAGGTAAAAGAGGATTAGTTTCTTTACAGGAAAGACATCTTTTCATACCTTCATAAGTTGTATAAACATCTAAAACATTGAGAGTCCAGAAAGTTATTAGCTGTGCTTTTGTAGGAGGTTCATTATAGTCTCCTAAATTTAATAGTTTAGGTTCTGAAGGTATATATGCAGAAGGTTGTTCAGGTAATGTTAAATCTAGTTCAGCTTGTAGATTAATTACAAATAATAATAAATATAAATATTTCATTTTAATCGCTTTGTTTAATTGTAATGGTAGAAGAACCACCACCATTTACTATAATTTGTGTACTCTTTCCATTTTGTACAAGGATAACAGTATAAGAACCTGTCTTATCTAAATCTAATCTTATAGTATCTTCTAATGTTCGTAAGAAAGTTATGATATTATCTGTAGCAAAAGTATTAATTTGTGTGTTAGAATCAAAACCCATAGCTGTTCCTTTTAAATCTAGGTCAGCTTTTAATATTGTTTCAGTCTGGTCAAGTTCGTTTACATCTTGTATAATGTCTAACAAGTCTTCAAGAAAGTTTACATCTAAATAATTTATATCAAGTTCAGTAAACTCTAACTCATCCTCTGCTAGATAGTCTACATCTAAATCATCAAAGTCAAGGAAGTTAGCATCAAGAACATTAGAACTGCTACTTCCATCTTCTCCCTGTACATTTATATTCTCCTTTGGTGGATTAACAATTAACATATTATCTATTAACTCTAAAGTAATATCTAATATAACTGGCTTAGTAGGTTCTGTTTCAAACATAGAAACTGTAGTAGCTTGATAGGGTTGATTAAGCACTACCTTTCCCATAGCTGTTGCTACTAATATTTCTCCACTAGGAGTACCATCTGCTTTTGGTAATAATATAATTAAAGATTCTCCAATCTCATTAACTGTGATTGTAAAATCTGTACCACGAATTGAAACATTAGCACTCGGAGTTGAGATAGCTATGTTTTCTTTGTTTATATTATTTAACTTGCCAGTAATAAACCTTGCAGTTCCA